AATACCTTTTGCAAGAACAGTTTCGTTTTCCATATCGAAAAGCTGATATTTAACGGAAGAACTGCCTGCGTTAATAACAAGAATTTTCATGTTTTAATCACCTTTATTTATGTATTTGTAATTTAAGATAATTATATATCATTAAAGTGAATATTTCAAGGGTTTTCGTCATTTTTCGGAAAAAAGTTGATTATTCGAACGCTTTAAGGTCAAGCCATATTGCAGGACGAACCGCACGTTTTTCGTCGGTTACGAGATATCCCGAATATCCGTATGACCCTGTATCGGAAACGCACACCATAGATCTGAAATTATGACCGACCGTCCGAAGCCACCAGTAGCACGTTTCTTCTTCCTGCTCCGGGTCTTCTTTCGATGTATATGCGCCCATCGCTTTCGTATATGCCGTTGCCGCGCATTTCCTTAATCCGGGGTTCTGATAAATATATTTTTCAAATTCACTGTAGCTCAGAAGAAAGACCCTGTCTTCTTTATCATACGGGTTTGCTTTATCGTCCGTAAGTAAAACGCTCTCGATAAGCCGTTCTTCCACCGTATCAAAAGCTGTCGGCAAAAAAGTTCTGTTGAGCCATCTTCGCATATAGCTTTCCTGCCAGGTGATGTCGTCGGTCGTCAATGTGTCGTCAAAAATAACGCAGTCAAGCGCATATTTGCTCAGAACGAGAATACGGTTTGTCTGCCCGTCTTCGATCTTGTCTAAAATTATCCATTCGATCGGCTCCGTACCGTTCTCAAGATCGTTGTCCTGCTCATACTTTCCGAAAGTAATGCTGTCTGCGACTTCCGCCGTCAAAAGCCCCTCGAGCTTCGTTTCCGCAAAAATATCGGAGGCAAGGTCTGCGCTGTCTTTGTATCTTTTAATTCCCGTAAAGATCTCATAAGCTTCTTCTTTTTTGCCCTCATCAAGAAGTGCGAGCGCTTCGTCGTATTTCTTGTCCATGGAATTTCCGCCGAAAATGTTCACGATCCCGATTATCGCAACGATCGCAATAAAAACAGTGACAGCAATGCTTTTGAGCTTCATGTTTCTCTTCCTTTCTTTTTTTATCAGCCGATTGAAATAATTATTCGAATGCGCCGAGATCCAGCCATATCGCAGGTCGAACTGCTCGGAAATCGTCGCTTACGGCATTTCCGGAACCCCCGAATTCTCCCTTGCCGAAAACGCATAACGCAGTTCTGTATCCGCTTCCGGGAGAACGTAACCACCAATTACATGTTTTAAGATTTTTGTCGCCGATTATGTTTCTCTTTGTATCAGATACCCCCATAGCTTTTGCGTATTCCGTCGCAATGCACTGTCTGTCCCGATCTTTTTTGAAATATTTTCCTGCTTCCGTAGCGCTTAAAAGAAAAACTTTGTCGTCCTCTTTGTAAAAATTCCCGTCATCGTCTTTTAATGTGACTTCTTCGATCAATAACTGCTCTATTTCATCAAATGCGGTCGGAAGAAACGTCCTGTTGAGCCATCTTCTGATATAGCTCGATTGCCAGGTGATATCTTCGGTCGAGTTCGTCGAATCGTATGCAAGGCAGTCAAGCGCATATTTGCTGATAATGAGTATATTTTGTCCGTCTTTATCGAGAACGAGCCAATCGATCGGTTCGTTTTCGGTTGAAATATCGTTGTCCTGTTCGTAGCTTCCGAAAGAAATATATTCCCCGATCTCTGCCGATTTCAGTTTTTCAAGATGTGTTTCCTTGAAAATTTCGGTTGCACGGTCCAGACTGTCTTCGTAGTTCGTTATTCCCGTAAATATCTCATAAGCTTCTTCTTTTTTTCCCTTACTAAGAAGCCCCAATGCCTTTTCATATATATCTTCTGCAGACTCACATCCCGAAAGTCCAGCAGCGATCGTCAGAACAGTTAACAGTCCGATCAAAAAAACGGTAATTCTCGTTATTTTCATCGTTTTCTTCCTTTCATCGCTTTTTCTTTAATTATACACCAAAAACGGTGATATTGCAATAGGAATATCACCGTTTATCTTTATTTATTCAATTATTTTGAAATACGCGCGATCGTTTCCGTCCAGTATTCCGTCGGTCTGAAAGTTGTTTCACCCTCCGAGGAAAGGCGAGCCGTAATTTTATACGTAAATCCGAGGTTTCGGTCGCCCGTCGGGCGGTCGTTTGCCGTAATTTCCGTTATGATAAAAGGCGTGAGCCCGTAAAGACCGAACTGTGGCGCATTGATTCGTATACGATCAAAAAGCCTGAAGCCGTATGTGTTCGTTTCAAACGTCACATTTACGTTATCCGTAGCATAAGAGCGCAAAATATTCGCCGCCGCAGTCGTCGCAGCGCCCGAGGTCGTAATCATATCGTTTCTCATCACGTTTTCGTAACGTCCCGATCCTCCGTATTTCGCCATTCGCGCGATCTCATATTCGTTTTTAGATTCAGATCTTATTCCGTCCTTGCCGATTACGATCTGAACATTTCTGTACTCGCCCGTTCCGCGCTCAAAACCCAGCGAGATCAGATTGGTGAGCCTGTTTTCTTCAACCCCCGTAACGTCTATGCAGTATGCGGACTCCGTTATCGGAACGTCTGCAAGAAAATAAAAAGTCCCGTCTTCTTTTATCCACCATTTACTGCCGTCAACTTTCGCAAGATCGTCAAATATTCTTGATAGACTCAGCCCATGAACCGAATAATCCGTTACCTGCGCCCCCGTGCAGATAAGCGCGGAATTATAAAGAATATCTTCCGCCGTCGATGAAGTCTGCGCAATAAACGTCATCATCAAAGCCTGAATGATCGCCCCTGTCATCGCTTCCGGAACAGAAAATTCACTGCATATTCTTCTCGAAAGTATCGATTCGAGCCCCTTGCAGCGCACGGTTATGCCTCCTCTGTGCTCGTTTCTGTATGTTTCTTTTATTTCGTTTACGATCCCGCTCCACGCTATTTGTCCGTAATCGTCTGTAAGCTGTGCCTTCATTCCGTATGATACGGAGATCCCGTCCGTAAAAAACGGCTCGAGGCGGAACGAAAATTCTGAACGGTTTGTCCCGTATCTTTTCCACGTGACGGAATTTGCGATCACTTTATCCGTAACGTCCGCCCCGTTAACGTATATCCTCATTCTACTATTTCCCTCGTTTCTATCGAGCCTTCGGAATTGATATAAATATCCGCCTCAAAGCCGTAAAGCTCCGTTTTTCCGCTTTCATCGGCGGCAAGTTTCGTTACCGCAATGCTTACGGGGTATCGCTTGCCTGTAAATGTACCGAAATCCGAGGAATCATCGTTTTTATCATAAATAAATATCTCGCTTTTGCATTCCGTACCCGTAAATTCCGCAAAAGAAAAAAGCATATTGTTTGCCGCATCGTCGCAAACTCTGTCCGCAACGATCTTTATGACCTCCGTATAGCCGAGTATTTCCGTTTCCGTCGAACGTTTTGATATATAATGAAATGTTTTGACGATCGGCTGTATTTTTCTTACGCATGATCTGACCCCAGCAAAAATCGGGGAAAAGAAGTCGGTCGATGTTTTTATCGCTATTCTGAAATCTTTTTTATCCGAAAAGATCATATATTCTCCTCCCAATATGTAACGAAACAGACCGTTTCGTATTCGTCGTCTCCGTTATCTGTCCTGCGCTTTAATTTCGGATGCTCCGAAACTCCCGCTTTCAGTGCAAGACCGCCGCTGAGTTCGGGAAGGGTCTGACTGCAGATCTGCCCGACCGTGTCAAGGATGTGTATCGCATCGAGACGTGATGCCGTGTCTGAGTGCGATACTCTTATCCTTATTTTAAATTCGGTTCGCCTTACTTTTCCGGAATAAACGTAGTCGCTGATTTCTGTCGGTCCGTCTCCCATCTGAAAAAGAAGCAAACCGTTCTTTTTGCCGACCATTTCGGCGCTGATCTCGGGAATGATCGAGCTGTATGCCGAAAGCCATTTGATAAGTGATTTTTCAAGTCCTGTTATCATTCGTAAAATACCCTTCCTCTTCCGCTTATTGTGATTATTTCAGCATTTGCGATCCTGTCTTCCGCAACGGAAATTACGGTAAATACCTCGCATTTTTCTTTCATTTCGTCAACGCTCATTCCGTTTTCCGAAAAGTCCGTGACGCCGTTCGTTATCATGTCGCCCTCGCTTACCGTCCAGCATTTTTCTTTGCCGCTTTCCGTCATCGCCGCATAGTCGTTTTTCTGTGCATATATCAGCTTCGAGCAGTTTTTTGCGTTGACGTATAATTTGAAGCTGTTATAAGGCAAAAGCCCGGAGGTAGTCGTTCTCGTCGCTTCTTTTTTTTCAAAACGTACGTTTTTTAACACATACCTTTCATATATGCCTCGCCCCTCGCTGTCTTCGCCCGTTTTGTGGTAGACCGTCACTGTATTTTTCATCAATCTTTTTAACATATGCTGTCCTTTCTTTTAAAAAAGAGACGACTTTCGCCGTCTCTTCATTTTTATATTTGGTTCAGAAGACCCGTTTCGATAAGAATTTTTACTATCTGCCTGCCGATCTCCTCCGCAAGCATATGTATCGTTTCTTCTTTTGACTCGCTTCGCTCAGCGTCTTTGAGCAGTTCGTGGATTCTTTCGTCAAGTTCGTTCATTCAAATGCTCCTTTGTATCAATCGTGCTTCCGAAAGATACATTACCGCAAGCCCCGAAACGGGGATCCCGAGATACGAAAGCCCGTCTTTTTTTCTGTATGAAACAGCCGCACTGCCGATCTCTTCTCTCGAGATCTCGCTGCCCGTCATTCCGAGATATGCCTGCTCTCCGAGCGAATAAAGCATCTCTGTCTGCGCGCACGCCGCTTTTTTTACGGCAACCGCAGTCTTTCCGTCTTTTTTAACGGCTCCGATCGCTCTGCCGTCCGTAAGCCCGTCAATAATGTCGCACGCTCGTTCTGCGTACTGCGTAAATTCTTCCGAGGGAATAGGCAAACCCTTATATTCCCCCAGATAATATTCATAATCGATAAAAGCCATGGCTTAACCGAGAACACGAATCGCAAGTTCGGGATAGAGAGTTGTAAAACCGTAAAGAGTATCGACGGACATAGTCTGTTTCTTTGTCGCAATATCGTAGTCGAAAGTCACACGAAGAGAAATACCGTCAAATGAGGTAACGTAACTTTCGGCGCCGCGCGCTTTTTCGAGAGGACGGGAAACGAAGCCGAACGCATTTTTATGGAACGCAAGGTTTGCCGCATGATCGGAAACAAGGCTTACCGCAGTCTGCGCCGCAATACCTTCACTGCCGACTGCAGGATAAATTTTTGCGGTGATCGCTGAAGATGCCGCAGTCGCATTTTCTGTAACAACGTAATTTTTGTCGCCGAGAGTAAGAATATCGCCTTTTACGAGAGTGCCTGCGGTGCAAGCGATCTTGATCTGGGTGTCGCCCTCTTTTGCCGCAGTCGCAACGGTGAGAGTCCCGGAAAGAGTGCCCTTTTTATGATCGAAAACCTGCTGAGACATATAGTTTTCAAGACCGATAAGCCTGCCGATGGAGCCGTTTCTGAGAGCTTTTGTGGAACCGCATTTATCTGCGGAAACGATTGCGCTGTCGCTCTGGAAAGAAGCGAGAGCTTCGCTGTTCCAGACACAGTATCTGTCGGCAAGGGGCGCTTTATTATCGTTGAGAGCCTTCGCAACGGCGGCAAAAGTCGCAATACCGGAAGGAGCGGTGCCCGCGGTGCCGCAAGTGTAGGGGATATCTTTGTAGAGCGCAAGACCGTCCGCATTGATCTTTTCCGCAATAGCCACCGCCGCAGGTGCTACGACCTGTCTTGTGAAATCTTCGAGATTGAGCGCCATTTCCTTTGCGGTAAGCTCAACGGAAACGTCTGCGATCTTATCGAGCGTTACAAGCACGCTGTTTTCCTTTATGTCCTGAACGTCGATCTCGGAATTGAATTCGTTCGCGGAATAGACCGCAGGCTTCTTGATCTGAACAATATCGCCCTTTTTGCCCATACCCGTGCAGAATTCTTTATAAGAAAGCGCAGGGAACACAAGATTTTCATGGAGAATGGGGAGCGCCGCTCTCGCGATCTCCTGAACTGTAAGAAAATTATTAGCCATTTTTTTATTTTTCCTTTCTTGGCCGTGGTCAATCCACGGTCTTCATTATGTTTTTGTAAAATTCTTCGTCACTCATTCGTGACGGATCTTTTGTGACCGCACGTCCTCGCGGAAGAAAAGTCGAAACCGTTTTCGTCTGTGCTTCGCCGTCTTCGAAAAGCCACGGATTATCCTGACGCAGTTTTTCCGTATGCTCAAGAAGAAGTTCGTCATTGAGCCCGTTTTCGTCGTAGATCGAGCCGTCATCGATCATCGCTCTCGCCGCTCGGATGTTTTTTACCCTGCTCTGCGAAAGCAAAAGCTCGATCTTTCCTTCGTTTTTAATGCTCGTTATCTCTTCTTCAAGCTCTCCGTTTTTTCTCGTCAGCTCGTCGATCGCGCGGAATTCTTCTTCGTTTACAATACGGAAAGCGCCCTTCTGCGAAAGTCGTCTTTCAAAAGTCGCCATATCAAGGCTCTCGTCGCCGAAAACCGATGTCAGTATGTCTCTATTCATCGCCGTTCACCTCTTTGAGTATCCTTTTTGCCGTCGCTTCGTCTTCGCCGAAATGCTTGACACGGTATTCATACGGCATCATGATCTTTTGCTTTACGAGCTCCAGATCTCTTGCCTGGATCGATGCTTCGTCTTCGATAACGCTGTCATCAAAAACGACCGAGACAGTTGCATTTTCGTCAACGTCCTTTCCGAGAAAATTCGCTCCGATGTAAAGTACGGCCCGTACGATCGCCGCAAGCGGTTTTTCGAGCAGGATCTCATGCTTTCTGATGCTTCGGAAAAGATTTGAGTTCTCGCTGTTTATCTGGGTTGCGGTAACGACGTTTGATGCGTCAAATCTGTAATGACGTTCACCAAAGCCGCATTTTGATGAAAGATAGTTCATCTGCTCCTGAATTCCCCGTACATGATCCTCAACTCTCAGCGCAGGGTTGAATTCCTGCGGAAGCATGTCTCCGTCCAGAGCCTTGTCTCCGAGATACATAAAGAGCTGACGGTTTACGTCCTGCGGCGCAAAATAGTTGCCGTTATCGTCTTTTTCGAGCAGATCACGGCGTAAGAACACCATCTTTTTGCCGAGGACGAATTCCATATTCAAGCTGTCATAACAAAGATCGATGCCCTTGATTATGTCTATTGCGTCGGCAAAAACCGATATTCCCATCGCCGAAGTCGGCACCGCATTGTTTACGATATTCGGCTTTATGACCGAAAACCAGGGCAGATTACTGCCCGTTTTAACTTTCGGGGCAATATTTTCGGGCAGTTCGATTTCCGTGATCCCCTCTTTTTCTGAAAAACATCTGTTGTAAATTACGTATTCGCCGTCCTCCAGAAGATGTGCCTGAATATATAAAAGCACCTCTCCGTTATCGACGACCTGACGCGCAAAAGCCGCCTCCGTGATCTTTTCGCCCGACCATGAGATCGGAAAAATGCTTCTCGCATCGATGAAATCAAATCGGATCCTGCCGTTTTCGGATGGGTAAATGTTGCCTTTAGCATCGACTTGCATACCGTCAACGCCGCACACCATAGCACCCGTACCGAGTGCAAACGTCTTTTCCACAAGCCTGTTTGCCTCTGTCCAGAAATCGTTATCGCCGAAAACACCGCCCGAACCGTCTTCGCCCTGAAGAAAACGGCCGCTTTTTTTGTCTCCGACCAGAATGTACGTCTTCTCGTTGAGAAGTAGGTTTGCCCAGTCTTCGCAGACTCTTTTCGCCATGTGAAGACGGTGCATTTTTCTTTTTACGGTGGAAAGGCCGTTGTTTATATAAACGTCGTGAAAACCCTCCGCTGTGCCCGAATACCATTCGTGCCACCTTTCGATAAGAGCTTCCATGCCGTCGTCGACCGTTTCCGCACCGAAATATTCTCGCAGGCATTTTTGTATAGTTGAATTGTCCAAAGGTCTGACCTCCTGAAAATCTTTTTCGGAAAGAGCTACCATCTGATAAATCTTTCCCATGCATATTCTTCAGCGTCCGCAGTATCTATATCGCACGTACCGTTGTCCAGCCTTCTGTCCGGGTTCTGCGGATCCCAAAGTTGCGTTGCCGTACTTTTTATTACGTTTTCGCATCCCTCCAGAACGCTCCACCTGTGCTGGGAAATAAGCCTTGCCTTTATCGAAATACGCTCGGCGATCGGGGTCTTCCTGCTGTCGCCTATCGCAAGCCTGAGCCCCGCTTTCCTCGCCGCACGTATAACTCCGGCCGTCAGATACTGCGCTTCGCTGTCCATAAAAGCGTATGTTATAGGAAGATCGAAGCTTTCCGAAAGTCCACGGACGAATCCGATAAATTCCTGCTCTATCATGTCGGGGGTGATCTCTCCTTTCCGTCCTTTGATCCGCTTATCCCTTATTACAACGACGCCGCTTTCGCCTTTTCTTAAACCGACTGCAACAAAGGCCGAGGCGGAGTGATTTCCGCCGTAGTCTACCCCTATAATGATCTGCGCCACGTCGTCGGGAAGCGTTTTTACCGTCCATTTATCCGGATCTTCCGCAAATTGCGGAAAAATAAGTCCTTCTGCCGCCGCACGTTCTCCGAGGATCGAGCGTCTGTACCAGAACGAACCGATCTCATACTGCGCCTCGATCTCCGCACGGCGTTCGGGCGAAATGGAAAGATTGTCCCATATCGTAAATTTCGTGTGATTTACGTTCAGTCCCATTTCAACATATTTATCCACGTATTCCGAATAGATCGGGTGGGAGGGATAGTCAGGGTTGAAATCCCATAAAACACGCCGCATCTTCGCCGCAAGCTGTCTGTTGAACGCCTCATCGATAAAGCATTGATCGTCGCCCGAAATGTAATGCTTGTTGACCTCCGTCGCGATCCATATACCGTAAGAATTGCCCCTGATCTTTTTGTAACTGTCCGCTTTGCCGCCGCCTGCAAATATAACGATCTTTTCGCCGCGCTTCATCGTTTTAACAAAAAGGCATGTGTTGCCCTTATGCTTTCCCCAACGGCATCTGCCCCTGAAAATATGCTCGAGGCCGAAACCGTTACAGTCACCGATATTCGTTAACGCCGTCGTCAGTGTCGTTCCGGAAACGAGGTGCAGTTTGTCGGGCGAACGCTCAAGAAGTGCCGCAAACGCCAGAACGTTCGCAATCGTTTTACCCGAACGCACCGCACCCTCCGCAAAGTTGAATGTGTGATCCATACAGCTCTGTATATATTCTTTGTGCTTTTGCGATAACGGCTGCCAGGGGATCGTCTTTCTCTTTATCATGGATTCAGAATTTCCAATTCGTCGAGATCTTCGATCTCTTCTTCCGGCGTTCTCTTCCAAAGTCCGAGATAATCTCCGAGCTTGACAAGTGCCTGCTGCTTGTTATAAAGCTTGAATTTGAATCCCGATTTCGAATTTGTTATCTCGGCTATCGCCCGCGTGTCAAGATCTTCGCTGTCTTTAACAACGATCTTCGTCTCTCCGTTTTCATCAACGAAAAACGAAAGGTAATTCGTTATATCGTCAAACGCGATCTTCGCAAGCTCCTGAATAACTCTCTGCTCCGTGATCTTTTCTTTTTTCTTTCTGATCTTCAA